AAAATATAGAAAACCGAAACGCAAGTAGGGAGACCCTTATATAATGAACTTTAGTGAACAAACTCTGAATGTGCTGAAATCCTTTTCCGGCATCAACAAGTCTATCTTGTTGCAACCTGGTCGAGAACTTCGCACTATTACTCCAGAGAAGACCCTTATTGCTAAGGCAGTGATTGCTGATGAGATCCCTGCTGAGGCATGTATCTATGATTTATCTCGATTCATCTCAATTTTGAGTCTATATAATGAACCAAATGTCGAGTTCGAAGATAAATACTTTATTATCTCCGAGGGTAAGCGTAAGACAAAATATGTGTACGCTGACATCTCGATGATACACGTTCCGCCCTCTAAGGAAATTACCATTCCTTCTGAAGATGTGAAAGTGAATGTGGGTTGGGATGACCTCCAATCAGTCGTCAAGGCTGCCGGTGTTCTCCAATTCTCAGAGGTTGCCTTCGTTGGTACCGACGGTAAGGTATTCCTCAAAGCAATCGACAGTTCCAATGAAGGTTCCGATGATTACGGTATTGAAATTGGTGAGACTGCCGACGAGTTTAAGATTATCATTAAGACTGATAACCTCAAGCTCTTGCCTCAAGACTATGAAGTTGTTTTGTGCTCAAAAGGAATTTCTCAATTCAAAGGCGAAACTGCTACATATTTTGTGGCTATTGATTCAAAGTCGACTTACAATAAAGGAGCTTAATTATGAGCGAAATGCAACAGCAACAGCAGGAGCCAGTATCTATCACTCTGAATGATATTGCTACTACCCTGCAGATTATCGATGTGGTTTCACGTCGTGGTGCCTTCCAAGGCAACGAACTCCGAGGCGTAGGTATGCTTCGTGATAAGCTTGAAGTATATCTTCAGCAAAATGGCCCTCAGCAATCTTCTGAGCAGCAAATGGCTGCCGCTGCTGAACAGGGTGTTGATGTCGCCGTTCCCCCAGAAGGGGAATTGTCGAACTTGGTGGTTCAATAAGAACCCCACTTTGGGGGCCGAATCAGGCCCCTATTTTTTTATATTATGATTAAGGTGACTATATTATGGTGGATGTTAAATCCAACGAAGTGTTGTGGGTGGAGAAATACCGGCCACAAAAAATTGATGACACCATTCTTCCTGAAAAGACAAAAACTGCTTTCAAAAAATTTGTTTCTGACGAGACAATCCCTAATCTACTCCTGACTGGTACCCCTGGCGTTGGTAAGACCACCATCGCTAAGGCAATGCTAGATGAACTTGGCTGTGATTATATTGTCAAGAATGGATCTCTTAATGTCAATATCGATTCGATTCGGTATGATATCTCTACGTTTGCTTCAGCGGTATCTCTGACTGGTGGTCGGAAATATGTGATCTTTGATGAGGCAGACTATCTCAATGCCACCAGTGTCCAACCTGCACTGAGAAACTTCATCGAAGAATACTCTTCGAACTGTGGTTTCATCTTTACCTGTAACTTCAAGAACAGGATTATCGAACCCCTACGATCTCGGCTTTCTGAGGTAGATTTCTCTATTAACCCAGAAGAAAGACCTGCCCTTGCCATGCAATTCTTCAAACGTGTGACTACCATCCTCGATATGGAAGGGGTGACATATGACAAGAAGGTCGTGGCCAAGATCATCGAAAAATATTTTCCAGATTTTCGACGGGTCCTTACTGAACTCCAATCCTATGCTGGTTCTGGTTCTATCGATGAGGGTATCTTCGTCAACCTTAAACAAGAATCGGTGGACGAACTCTTCTCTCTTCTCAAGCAGAAGAACTTCACTGAGATGCGGAAATGGGTTGCCAAGAACTCTGATCAAGATATGAACGAACTCTTTCGTCGGATCTATGATACGGCCAGTGACAAGATTGAATTCAAATCTGTCCCCGGTCTGGTTGTAACCCTGGCTGATTATATGTACAAGGCCAATTTTGTTGCCGACCAAGAAATCAATATGGTTGCTTTCTTGACTGAGATCATGATCGAATCGGAGTTCAAATAGTGTTCATCTCAAGAAAATGCTTTAATTGTGGAAAAAAGATCAAGACCAAACATGACCTCTATGAGATCACGATGAATACCCTAGAAGGTAAACACCAGGTCAAGGTCTGTGGTACCTGCGCCACACAATTTGATGAGATACTGAAAGATATTGAGGAGTTACATAGTGAAAGACCTAAGCCCATTTGATTTCATCTCAGCCGTTTCTGATAACAAGAAGGATCTTATCAGAGAATCAGACAACCCCGCTCTCACGGAGAAAGAGTATCTACCCTTTATCGTGAATAGAGGCCTGTCATTCTTCGATGATTCAATACTGCATGTGAATGAAATGAACCAGAGACATCATATGTTCCCAGTGGGTCAGTTCGATTATTATCGTGCTGCCCTTCGAAAGAGAAAGAGATTTTCGAAATGGTTCAAACCAGAACAGGACGTAGATCTTGATGCTATCCAGCAGGTCTATCAGTGTTCGAGGTCTATTGCAAAGCTTTACCTTAAAGCCCTATCCAAATCCCAGTTAAATGAGATACATTCTCGTTTGGAGAAGGGTGGAAATTGATACATTCCTAAATAGAATGATGACTTTTCCATAATAATAAGAAATAAGGTGAATTTGCAGTATGGATTCAGAAGATATATTTAAGGGCGTCGGTGTCGAGATTGAATTACCCAATCAAGACAATTTCCTAAAAGTCCGTGAGACGCTCACAAGAATTGGTATTTCCTCGCGTAAAGAAAAAAAGCTCTATCAGTCTTGCCATATTTTACACAAGAAAGGTAGATATTCAATTTTGCATTTTAAAGAACTTTTTGTTCTGGATGGCAAGTACAATACGTTTACAGATGAAGACAAAGGACGACGTAACGCAATCGTCAATTTGCTAGAAGAGTGGGAACTGATCAAGATAATCGACAAAGAAAAGGCCAACGATTTGGTGGCTCCACTCAACCAGATTAAAATCATTTCATTTAAAGATAAGAGCGATTGGGATTTAGTAGTAAAGTATAATATTGGTAAAAAATAAATTTTGAGGTTTATATTATGAAAGTGTATAGAAGTGTTCAAGAGGCAACACTACCAGAATTCGCGACTGAGGGTTCTGCATGTTTTGATCTTAAAGCATGTTTCCAATTTGGAGATAGGCTCAAAAGTTATAATGCGTGGAATAAAGAAACCCCCATTGTAGCCAAAGACCGACTTGAGGGTGACGCTGCAATCAAAATCCCACCCGAGACTCGTGTCCTTATACCTACCGGATTGATCTTTGATATCCCAGACAATCATGTCCTCAAGGTATATGTTCGATCAAGTGTCGCCCTCAAAAAAGGGTTGACATTAGCGAATAACACTGGTATAATAGATAGCGACTATGTCGATCCGTTATTCGTCGTCTTATACAACCTATCAGATACTCTGGTGATGATTAAGAATGGCGAAAGGATCGCTCAGGGAATGCTCCAGAAGACTCTGAAGTATTCTCTATCAGAAACAAAAACACAACCCGAACAAAAAACTGATCGGGATGGTGGATTGGGCAGTACAAACTAATATAAATAAATTCCGTGAGATGCCGAAAGGGTCTCATTGAACCGTCGGGTATTACCGGCACACAACTCAATGTCTTGCTTAAAAGGAGATAGCACATGACTACACTTAAGTTTAATACTTTAAGCCCCTATTCCGTTGGTTTTGATCGTATGTTCGATCGTCTAAATGAAATGCATCATGCAACTCATTCTAATAACCAAGGATTCCCCCCATACAATATCCGCAGAGAAGCAGAAGATTTTTATATCGACATAGCTCTCGCTGGAATCGATCAAGACGATATTGACATCGAGGTCAAAGAAGACCAACTGACTGTCAAATCTGCTTGGGAAGAGCCTGGTGATTATATGAATGCCGGTGGCGAATATCTTCATCGCGGTATATCACGAAAGAAATTTACTCGACAATTCACCCTCACGGATGATATTGAGGTGCAAGGAGCCGAGTATGTCAATGGTCTTTTAACTATTCATTTGGAAAGGATTATCCCCGAAGAGAAGAGACCCAAGAAAATAGCCATTAATTCTAAAAAAGAACTATTGGTCGATTGAGGAGACTTATATAATGGAATTACAAGGACGACTACTACCTGATGTAGTCTTTAAGACACGTGTACGCGACGAATCGATTGGCGGTGACAATCCCTATCGGTGGGAAGATGTAACCACGGATGATCTTTTCGAGAAGAAGCGTATAGTTGTATTCAGTTTGCCTGGAGCATTCACACCCACGTGTTCGACGTATCAGGTACCTGGCTTTGAAGAGGCCTATGAGTGCATCAAATCACTTCATGTTGATGACGTTTACTGTGTATCGGTAAATGACGCATTTGTAATGAATGCCTGGGCTAAGGCTCAAGGAGTGGAAAACATCAAGATGATTCCAGATGGCTCTGGTCAATTTACTGCTGGACTTAATATGTTGGTCGAAAAAGACAATCTCGGCTTTGGGAATCGATCATGGCGATATGCAATGTTAGTCACCGACTGTGTCGTTGAGAAAGCATTCGTAGAACCAGGTCAGATGGACAATTGCCCAGAAGATCCTTATGGTGAATCTACTCCAGAAAAAGTCATCGCTTACCTCGAATCAGTTGCTGAAAGATTTGCGGTACGATCTGTAGGGAGTAAGGATGAAAAAGCTGCGTAATTTTCTTATACAATACTGGGCTGATTTTAAAGAGGCTTTACAGTGGATGAATTTCATCGAAATGTATGACCATAATCTAAATGAAGCTCTTAGAAAAAGAGAAGAACAAAGGCAAAAAGAAAAGGAGTCCGAATAGGGCTCCTTTTTTTTAGCTTATTGGCCCGAAGACATCTTGCTGGACAGGAGATCCATTAGCATTAACACTAGTAAATGTCTGCGTAGGCCC